GCTGGGCTATTCTGGTCTATACCAAGCTATTGCCTCGTTGTCTTAGTGACGACGTTCGCGAATCGTAATGGCGACTACATCGGAGAGTTTTTCTCTGGTGTTGGGGACTATTGTAATTCGTTGAGCGGTTTCATATATGAGTACTTACATGTGGCTCTCATCATGCTTTTCGGAGCGGTGTTGAGTGCATGTGTTTTGTGCTCAGTGTACATTTGTGTAATTAGGTTTATGGATGCGGTATACCGGAAGTATAACACCTTCAGAGGACACATAAAGAAGGATACACCTCCGAATGAGATCGTAGTGGAAGCCGAAGTCTTTTATAGAGACGGCGGAAAGTACCTACGCTTTCTTCGTGATGGGAAACTGTATTTAGTGAAATCTGTTAGTGGTACGGTTCCGGCACAAGCAAAAGATACTGGTGTTCAGCTAGAAATGGCTGTTCCAGGTTCTAGAGTGGTATCAATTCCTAAACCTGTTGAGTGTAGATTCGCAGTTGCGTTCTCCGTTGGTGGCTCCGTTTGCGGAGTCGCCACTTATGTCTTGTACGACCATAAGCCGTTTTTATTGACGGCTTTGCATGTCGTGAAGGCATTGTTTAGGAGGCCTGATATTGAGATAATCAATTATCTTGGGTTTAAACACGAATTCCCTCTTGAGAAGGTTAGTGTCTATTCGGTTGCAGGGGACTTTTGTCTCGTCCCGATAGAGAACAAAACCATTTCGAGGTTGAGTTTGAAACCCTTGAAGATTGACGCCCCTTTCTACGATGATCGTCCAGTTAGTACCGTCTATTATAGTCAGGGAAAATGGATGTCCAGCAAAGGAAGGGTTGGATCCCAACAGACTGGCCCCTTAAAACGGACACACACATGTTCTACTGAACAAGGAAACTCAGGATGCCCTGTTATGCAGGGCTCTAACTTTGTCGGGTTGCATTTAGGTGCTTTACTCGACAAGGGGATCAATTTCCTTTCCCTACCTGGACTGGTGCTAACTAAAGAGGAATCTTTAGAAGGAATGGACTATGTAGGTCGCACTAAATTCACCTCAAACCCCAATCTGGAGGAACCAGATTTTGTCTTGGATTTGGTGTTAAACGGTAGGCGTGATGTGTGGGGCTTTTCTGGGAATCAATACTCCAAGAATTTCAAACTAGCTCCTGATAACACTTGGGCTGAGGAATGGGACGCTGAGATGGACTTCACGGATATACCTGATTTTAGTGAGAATTCGCTATCCGGGTTTCTGGAAACGAAGGATTTTCACACGCCCCTGACCCAGTCCAAGAGTACTATGGTTGGGGAAATTATGTCTTCGACCCAGAACTCTTCTCAGGAGAACTTACCCAAGAAACCCGAAGAGGTTTCCGTCCCGCAGGTAGAGCAAATACTTCAACCGGCGGCGCCCCTAAGAAAGAGTCGAAAACGCTCAAAGAAGCCAAAGACGCTTTCCCAAAACTCCGAGATTTCAGCTGGCCTGGTCAAGGAGCAAGCGCAGAAAGACGGTCCTTCGAGTTCCAAGCAGGTAGAATCCAGTACGAGCGGTCTTCTCATTTCCGAGATTACAGCTCTGAAGAGTACTATCGAAAGCTTGTCGACTGTTATCCTCGAACTTCGATCCCCCGTGGATTCGATTCAGAAGGGAACATCGACGAGCCGGCTTTGAGGGAAGTGGTATGTGAAATGCTTGACACTTGTGTTCAGCGCTCTTCATCACCTGGTTATCCTGCGAGTATGTTGTATAAGAACAATGGTCAATTTATTGACGCTGAGTCCTTGTTTATAACCGACGTAGTTGTTTCCAGAATGAAAGCGTTATCACGTGTGCATCTAGATTCTTTGTCTAGTGAAGAATTAGTTCTTGGGCGTTACTGTGACGTTTTTAAGATGTTTGTGAAGAATGAACCCCACAAATGGGACAAAGTCAAAGACGGTCGTTTACGATTGATCTTCTCATGTAGTCTGGTTGACCAGATTATAGACCGTGTGCTATGTATGAAGCAAAACTGTGCTGAGATTTTGTCTTGGCGCGATTGCCCATCTAAGCCGGGCATGGGGAGTACGGACGAGATGTTAGATGACATTGCCAAAGATGTGTATGGTATGGCGAGGGGTCGCAATATCCATTCCATTGACGTTTCTGGATGGGATTGGTCCTTTACAAAATCTTTGTTCGCCGCGGACCTAGAGCGACGACTTTTGCTGTGTGACGGCAGAGGTGATTTTCGACTCATTTTAGAGAATCGCTTCCTATGCCTGTCTCGGAAAGTTTTGTTGTTTTCTGATGGTTCGATGGTAGCGCAAAGCGTTGACGGTATTATGCCTTCTGGCGCTTATATTACCTCAAGTACCAACTCTTTTGGTTCCAATTTGAAATCGAGAGAAGCGGGTGCTGACGATTCGAGGGCCATGGGGGACGATTGTCTCGCTGTAGGTATGATCAACATTGAGAGTTACTCTGTTGATGGCTTTCGACTGAAAGTTGAGGGAGAGTCTCCGGATGAGTTCGAGTTTTGTTCTATGTCTTTTCGTAAGACAGGATATGAACTCACGAATCCTTGGAAGACTGTCTATCGCTTTTTCAGTCAGAAGCCTTCTCATCAACTACGCGAGCAATTTTGTTATGACATGCGTTACTTCGACTCTTTAGCGGAGGTCTTGGAGTATGCTGATCGCGTAGGATGGGACGCGAAAGAATTATTGCGGAACGATGGCGAAGAAGACAAAATCAGCGAAACTGAGAGCGCAAGCGGCATCAAATGCTGTAGTGAGGTCACTCACTCGGCAGATGGCAGCTGCTAGTGTTTCTTCTGGTAAGAAGAAAAGAACTAGGAAGCGTAAGGCTACTCCTTTCGCGGATGTAGGTAGAACTCTAGGTGGGTCGCTCGGTGGTTTGTTTGGTTACAAAGCGCCTGGAGCAGCCCTAGGAGGTCTCCTTGGTGGATATACTGGCAAAATCTTTGGCTCTGGAGCTTATTCTATGAGCAGAAACTCTTTGTGGGCTACAGGAGCGCAAGTTCCTGTTATGCATTCATCAAATGAGTCTGTCTCGTTTAGGCACCGAGAGTACATTGGTGATGTCACCACTTCGACAGCATTTTCGATTGTGAACACTTTTAACGTTAATCCTGGTGATTCTATATGCTTTCCATATTTGAGTGGCATAGCGAGGAACTTCCAAGAATATGAATTTTCCGGTTTGGTGTTTGAGTTTAAATCAACATCAGCTGATGCAATTGTTAGTTCTGGGACTAGTACCGCTATGGGCACTATTGCCCTTGCTGCTCAATATGACTTGCTAAATGCAGTCATCTTTTCTTCTAAGGTTGATATGCTCAATGAAATGTGGGCTGTAGATGGTAAGCCTTCTATAAACCACTTTCTTCCTATTGAGTGTGCTCCTAAGTCTAGTGTGGCAACCAAGTATAACGTTCGTATGAATAACATTGTCTCTGATTCTACACGTAACGAGTTGCAAGACTTGTGCCGTGTGGACGTTGGAGCCGTTGGTTCTCCCGGTGCTTATAACATTGGTGAGATTTATGTTTCATATGACGTTACTTTGTTTAAACCACGCAAGACTATACCCGCTGGTTTGACTTCCACTGGTTCGTATTACATGTTCACAAAGACTGGAATTTCTGGTTCTGCGCCTTTGGGAGCTACGCATGCGAATACTATGGGAGACCTGGTTCCTACTATTACTGGTACTAGTGTCTTGATGCCGGGTAATACAGGCGGAGGCGCTTATTGCGTCACCCTGTACTGGCAGAAAGCTACTAGTGTTACTGTTATGTTTCCCAATTTGATTATTGAGAATGCAACTACAATTGAGGTGGACGGTGGAAATTATTATAACGTCCCCGACAACGGGGTCTCAAGTCCTAGGGCATCTCTAACTTTTACATATAGAGTTGCAGATGTTACCCAGCCTGCTGGTTTCAGTCTTGATATCGGTGGTACTCTGCCCACAGATGAGCTCTGGCTCACTATGAACAGAGTGGACCCTTCTGTCCAACCGTTTGCTTGATGTCGTTTGCCTAGAGCGTGAATCTAGACCGTCAACGGGAGACGTTAAAACGCGAGGTTGTGTGTGCCCCCCCTTATGGGGGGGGCGTTGTGCTTGACATGCACAACCCGGCACGTTAAACTGTCACGAAGCTGGCCCTGTCGTTAGATAGGCTCGAGAAGGAAAACTCGTTAAAACCTGAACCATGTGTAATCTTGCTTACAGAGAACCTTAGATCCATAATTGGAGCTCGGGAAATCTCTCTAGAGTGGAGTAACGCTGTAGTGCGGAGGTTCGCCTTTCTGCTCTTTCAGTTAAGCTCGGCAGACGGGAGTGGCCTTGAGAGTTTCTCGGCCACACCCAGTCCTGAGCTTCTGTCTCAGCGCAGGCTGAGCGCCACACGTTTGCGATACCCATTCTAGTGCGATCTTCTCTTGAGAACCATTTAAGGATTTCAAGTTGAACTTCGTAAGGGAGGC